CGTGCTCTCCAGGACGGAGTAGACATAAAGAAAGAAAGTTAAGACATAGAACTAATAAGTGCTCTTTAGCCCTATGTAGACTACATTGTGCTCTATTGCTCTATGTAGTTAATAGTTTTTATTACTATATTAAATACTTACTATATTCTTACTAAAAAGTAGACTACATTGTTGTCTATATAGTATTATACACTAATTTCTTTATTTGTCAAGAACTATTTAGGGCATGTCGTATAAAATAGTGCTTGACATTTAAATAATTATATGTTACAATGAGGTATAGAGTAAAGGAATATTATGGCACGTAGAAAGAAACGAGAACTAAAAGCTGAAGGTAAATGGTGGTCAGAGAGTCAAAAGCTCGAAGCTGCGACTACATTCCTTGCATTGGGTAACGGTGCTCAAACTGCTGCTGTCTTAGATATTCCGTTAGCTACGTTTAACCGTTGGAGATATACCGACTGGTTTAAGAAGATTGTTGATGACTTAAAAGCTGAAGACAATCTTAAACTCAATGCTAGATTAACTAAGTTGGTCTCTAAGGCTTTGGATGTCACAGAAGATAGACTTGACAAAGGTAACTATCAATATGACCCTAAGACGTCTGAACTGATTCGTGTCCCTGTGTCGATGAAAGATGCAGCTAAGGTTGCTAACGATATGTTAGAGCGTAAAGACTTGATTGAGTCTAAACCACAACAAGAACAGATTGAAAAGACTGTCGATGCCAGATTAGCTGCTTTAGCTGAACAATTTAAACAGTTCGCTAAGCCTAAAGAGAAAGACATTACTCCTAAACCATTGGTTATCGAGAACGAATAAATAAAAGACCGTCTCGCAAGAGCTTTCAATTCGTCGCAGGTGCGAATGGTCAAACACCTGTTCCACTCCTCTGAAAGGGATAAAATGAAACAATGTAACACATGTAATACTTTTTTTGAACTTGACCAATATAGAGTTCGTAAATTAAACAATAAAGAATACATCGGACACAAGTGTAAAAACTGTGAACGTAAAGAACAAAAAGAAAAAACTAGTAATAGCTGGGATAGATATTTTATAAGATTACTTTCTAAAAGAGAAAGACACTTAACACTTACTGTTGAAGAATGTGTTATAATACTTAAAAAACAAAACTACGTATGTGCTATTACAGGAGTTCCTTTAACAAAACTACATGGTTCAGGAGTTGTTAATACAAATGCTTCTTTAGATAGAATCATAGCAGGTGGTCCTTACGAAGCTTGGAATGTACGAATTGTATGTAGCCTAGTTAATAAAATGAGATTAGACAGCTCTGATGCAGAGTTAAAATGGTGGTGCAGAAAGATAATAGATGGAATTAACCTCTGAGGTAATTGAAGGATTCAGCAATGCTTGTTTAGTTAAGAATTTTGATTCTGCTACACAAACTCCTGACTTCCACCGAGAACTATGGTCTTTATGCTGTACTAAAGATAAATTCGTTGCGATTAGCGCACCACGAGGCCATGGCAAAAGTACTGCTGTTACTTATACTTATTGTCTCGCTGAGGTGTTGTTTCGCAGGTCTAGATATGTCTTGATTGTCTCAGACAGCTTTAGTCAAGCTGGTTTGTTCTTAGGTGATATCATTAAAGAACTTAGGGACAATGACGATATACATGGTCTATTTGGCAACATTGAGTTGACAAAACAAACAGAAGATGATATAATAGGTAAATTCGAAGACGGACACACATTCCGTATTCAGGCTAAAGGCTCTGAACAAAAGCTTCGTGGTTTAAAGTGGTTGAACAAACGTCCAGACTTAGTTATCTGTGACGATATGGAATCTGATGAACAGGTTCTCAATAAGGATAGACGAGAGAAGTTAAGACGTTGGTTTTACTCTGCTCTTATCCCTGCCCTGTCAGTTACAGGAAAGATTCGCATAGTCGGTACTATTTTGCACTTAGACTCCCTTCTTGAAAGGTTGATGCCTGAGTCTCAACTAGCATCCCTAGGCACTAAAGCTTTAAAGAACTTAATTACTGAAGATTTAAGACAGTATACAAATTACAAGACTTCTTGGTTATCCATTAAGTATCGTGCTCATACAGATGACTTTAGTAAGATTCTGTGGCCTGATAGATGGAACAAGAAAGCCTTAGAAGAGCGTAAAGCGCAATACGTCGCACAAGGATTAGCTGACGTATATTCTCAAGAGATGTTAAACGTTCCTCTTGATGATGCTAACGGATTCTTTAAGAAGAGTGACTTTGCTCCGCTTAAGGAAGAAGATAGATTAAAGAATTTGAATTACTATATTGCTTGTGACTTAGCTATTAGTCAACGACAACATAGTGATTACAGTGTTTTTGCTGTGGCGGGAATGGATGAGAACCAACATCTCCAGTGTGTAAACATCGTTCGTGACCGAATGGACGGGATGCAAATTGTTGAAACTATTCTCGCCCTCCAGCGAACGTACAACCCTGAGTTGTTTGGAATCGAAGCAGGTACTATCCAGAAGTCTATCGGACCGTACTTGAACGAAGCAATGATGAAGCAGGACACTTTTATTAACCTGGTGTTACTCAAGCCTTCAGGTGATAAGTTGAGTCGTGCAAGGTCAATGCAAGCTCGTATGAGAGCAGGAGCCGTTAAATTTGACAATTCTGCTGATTGGTATCAAACATTCGAAGATGAGTTACTGCGTTTTCCTAGAGACAGACATGATGACCAGGTTGATGCTTGGGCCTACATCGGTTTACTCTTAAATCAAATGCAAGTAGCTGCTACTCAAAGTGAAGTTGATGAAGAAGAATACAGGGTTGCCCTACACGATTTTGGATATGACCAAGCTGGTCGAAATGCTACCACAGGCTATTAAGAACACATGAAATTAAATACCGAGTTTAATCTAAAAGACGTTGTTGCCTCCCCTAATATCGCTGAGATGTTAGATGAAGGAGACCTCAACACAATTAGCTATAACGTCTACAAGGGATTCCAAGCTGACTTGGAGTCTCGTTCTGCTTGGGAAAAACGTACTGAAGATGCTATGAAGCTTGCTTTGCAAGTTGCAGAAGCTAAGTCATTCCCTTGGCCTGGAGCATCTAATGTCAAATTTCCACTTATCACTATTGCTGCTTTGCAGTTTCATGCTCGCAGTTATCCTGTACTTATCAATGGGGAAACCCCTGTCCAATGTCGCACATTCGGTGACGACCCAACAGGGGCTAAAGACGCACGTGCTCAGCGTGTAGCAAACTTCATGTCTTACCAGATTCTTGAAGAAGATACCAACTGGGAATCTGAGATGGATAGAGTTCTTATCTCTCAGCCTATTGTTGGCTGTGCTTTTAAGAAGTCTTACTTTGACCCTATCCTTAAACACAATGTTTCCGAGAACATCCTTGCTAAGGACTTTGTCGTAAACTATTGGACTAAGCATTTAGATACATCCCCACGTATTACTCAGATTCAGTACTTGTCTAGAAACGACATATACGAACGTGTAGCTCGTGGTTTATGGTGTGAAATGACTGATGTACGTCCTGCTGCTGTTCCTCAGTCAAACATGACTTTGGCTCAAAACAAAGCACAAGGGATGTCTGCTCCTGATTCAATCGATGACTCTACTCCATTTGAAATCTTAGAACAACACACCTTTATTGACTTAGACGGTGATGGCTATGCTGAGCCGTACATCATTTGGATGCGTCGGGATACTAAACAAGTTCTACGTATCGTAGCTCGTTATTTTGAAAACTCTATTGAAAGAGACGGTAAAGGAAATGTTCTTTCCATCAAAGCAGAAACATACTTCACTAAGTTCCCTTTCATTCCCTCACCTGATGGTGGCTTTTATGACCTCGGTTTCGGAAGCCTACTTGGACCACTTAATCAAAGTATTGATACCTTACTCAATCAGCTTATTGACACAGGCACGATGGCCAATACAGCAGGTGGTTTCTTGTCCCGTGGTATCAAGCTCCGAGGCGGTAACTACAACTTCGCACCCCTAGAGTGGAAACATGTCGATACAACTGGCGATGACCTCCGTAAAGGTATCATGCCTCTCCCAGTGCGTGAACCTTCTCAAGTTCTGTTTACTTTGCTCAGTATGCTTATTAATTACGGTGAGCGTATTGGTGGTTCTGTTGACATCTTGTCAGGTCAGAATCCAGGTCAGAATACTGCTGCTGAAACTACGAGGACGATGGCTGAACAGGGAATGAAGATTTTCTCTGGTATCTTCAAACGTACCTACCGTAGTCTTAAAGATGAGTTCCGTAAGTTGTATCGCTTAAATCAACTATACCTCCAAGGTGTAGAAGACTACAACAGCGATACAGGTGCTAACTTTATTGCTGCTGATGACTTCTTAGGTCCAGTATCTGATGTACGTCCTGCTGCAGACCCTAACATTGTTTCTGACACACAGCGTATTCAACAAGCCCAGGCAGTGCTTCAATTAGCAACTACCACGCCTGGTATGAATATGTATGAAGCTCAGAAAACATACCTCAAAGCAATGAAGGTTAATAACATTGAACAAGTGTTACCAGACCCTAAAGGCCCTAACGCTATTAAGCCAGGTCCTTCAGAGAAGATTCAAATTGAACAAATGAAGATGCAAGCTAAACAGGCTCAGATGCAAATCGACCTTAAGCTCAGCGTTGCTAAGTTGTTACAACAAGCTGAACTCCAACAAGCTAAGATTCACAAGTTGGAAGCAGACGCTATCCTTGCTGTTGAACAAGCAGGTGGCGTTAAGACAGGACACGATATTGCAATGCTAGATGCACAAATTGGTGCAGCTAGAGCTAAGCAAGAAGGAATTCAAGACAGTATCAAAACCGTAATGGCTTTGGAAAAACACATGTCTGATATGACAGCTCCTAAAGAGGGAGAAGCAGCACCAGAATAGGTTTAACAAGGAGGAAGTATGGCAATCGTAGTAACAGAGCAGGAATTTAATGAATGGAAAACTAGTCGTGTAACTCAAGCCTTTATGAAGGCAATACACAATGACAGAGAGTGGCTTAAAGAGATGTTGTTAGCAGGAACCGAAGATGATGCGAGTATCAGAGGACGAGCAGCAGCATGTACAGCAATTCTAGCTTTAGATTATAACGAGTTGATGAATTCAGTAACGGAGAAGAAGGATGTCTAATGCGACAGGTATCACCCCTATCTTTGACAGGGTTCTTATTCAGCCTTTAGTAGTAGAGAATAAGACAGCTAGTGGAATTATCGTATCTTCAGATGAAACCAGTGAACGTGAACAACTTGCAAACACTACAGGTGAGATTATTGCTTTAGGTGAAGAAGTTCCAGCAGACATTGTAACAATCGGTATGAAGGTAGCTTTCGCTAAATACGCTGGTTTGATGTACAAAGGTAAAGACGGCAAAGACTATCGCATGATTAATTATGCAGACCTCGTAGCCAAGTTAGACGACGATATGGGCTTAGTTGACCCACATCTATTAAAAGGGATTAAATAATGAGTGATGAACTACAACAAGAAGCACCACAGGAAGCTCCAGAAGCCTCTCAGGTTGAGTCCGAAGCAAGGGCGCAGGGTTGGGTAGCAGCAGAAGAGTTTCGTGGTTCTGAGAACGATTGGGTTGATGCTGAGACGTTTGTACGTCGTGGCAAAGAAATTATGCCTATCCTTCGTAAGAATAATGAGAAATTGCTTAAAGAATTAGGTGAAGCCAAAAAGATTGCTGAAGAAGCACGAGAAGCTGCTAAAGAGTTTCGTGAATACCAGAAGCAACAGTTTGAGCGAAAGACCAAAGACTTGGAAGGTCAATTAGAGCAACTAAAGCAAGCTAAGCGTGATGCAATCACTCAAGGCGATGGCGATAGAGCAATAGCGATTGACGATGCAATGGACGACTTGAAAGAGCAACGTCTAGAAGCTAAACAAGACTTAAAAGCTGCTGAAGAGAAAGCTAAAGAAGTTCCTCAAGTTACTGCTGACCCTACTCTTAATGAGTGGATGGACCGTAATGACTGGTTTGGAAAAGATACACGTTTGACTGGTATGGCAAATGGTTTAGGCGTTGAATTACGTCGTGAGAACCCAGCCTTACAAGGTAAAGCATTCTTGGACAAGCTAGATGAAGAACTTGCTAATATGATACCAGAGAAGTTTGGTAAGAAACGTGTGCAGAATCCAATGGAAGGTTCCTCTAATGGGACAGCTAGACCATCTGTAGGCGGTAGTAAGAAATCTTACAATAACTTACCTGCTGAAGCTAAAGCAGCATGTGACAAATTCGTTAAACAAGGTCTTATGACCAAAGAAGCTTATGTAGCAGAATATGATTGGACCTAAGGGAGAATAGAACATGACTGAAATTAAAAAAGAAGTAAAAGCTGCTGTAGAGTCTACTAAGGTAGAGCGTCCTCGTGAACGTAAAAAAGGCGTATTTAATGGGACTCAAGGCAAGTTGCAAGTAGGGAGACAGATTGATGGTTTCCACATGCACATTTTCAATGACACTCCTGGGCGCATCCAGAATGCTACTGAAAACGGTTATGAGTTTGTTCATCCAAGTGAGATAGATGGGGTTACAGAGAACGTTACTTCTCGTAATCTTGATTTAGGAGATAAGGTTAGATTCTTAGTAGGTGCTGGAGAGAAGGGCGAACCAATGTACGCTTATTTGATGAAAATCAAACAAGAGTGGTTTGACGAAGACCAAAAGCAATTACAAGAACGTAACGATAAAACCGATGCAGCTATTAGACAAGGTAAGACACCTGGTGTTGATTCCTCTGGTTTCTATAATGCTGGCATCAAATATTAAACTTTCTAATTAAGGAAAAATGATGGCAAATGTAAATGCCGTATCAGGATTGTCGCCAGTAGGCACAGTTACTGGTGCACCTTTTAACGAGCAAGGCGTTCTTTACGCTATTGCTAACACTGCTTCTTACACTTTCGCTATTGGCGATATCGTAAAATCTGCTGTTGGTAATGACGCAAATGGCGTAGCTCTTGTAACTAAAGCTGCTGCAACTGACGTACCTTTGGGCGTTATTGTATCTATCCGTGTTGCTAATCCAGGCGTAAGCTTGCAAGGCACAAACATTGACTTAGGTAAATTGTGGATTGGCGTTTCTGCTGGTTCATATACTTATGTTTATGTTGTAACAGACCCTAACGTTATTTACTCAGTACAAGCTAACGCTTCTGCTGATGCTAAAGTTGGTTCTACTGCTGTTCCAACGATTACTGCTGACCAAACTTCAACTTTGTCACAGTCTTCACCTTTCTCAGCTACTTATGTAACTGCTGATACTTCAGCCACTGCAGCTTCTATGTTCCAAGTTGTAGGTCTCTACCAAGAGCCTTTGAACGTTCCTGGTGCTTACAATAACGTGTTGGTTGTGTTTAATAAACACCAATACAAACAAGCCTTCGGTGCTTAATTAATAGGAGATATATAAAATGGCTGGTGTAATTACAACTGGTACTCACCCAAAGGCCCTATGGCCTGGTATTAAAGCATGGTGGGGTCAAACTTACGACGAACATCCTGAAGAGTACATCCACTTGTTCGACAAAGATACTTCACATCAAAACTACGAGGAAGACGTTCAGTTAACTGGATTCGGTCTTGCTCCTGTTAAGTCTGAAGGTCAAGGCGTTCAGTATGACTCAGAAGTTCAAGGTTTCGTAACTCGCTACACACACGTTGCATACGCTCTTGGTTACATCGTAACTAAAGAAGAGTTGGATGACAATTTGTATGAGCAAGTTTCTAAGCGTCGTGCTGCTGCCCTCGCTATGTCTTTCCGTCAAACCAAAGAAAATATTGGTGCTAACGTTTACAACCGTGCGTTCAATGCTACCTATACAGGTGGTGATGCTCAACCTTTGTGCTCATTAGTTCACCCTAATACTTCTGGTGGTACATGGGCGAATACCCCTACTGTTTCTGTTGACTTGTCCGAAGCTTCTTTGGAAGATGCAACTGTAGCAATCATGGGTTTCCAAAACGACCGTGGTTTGTTGATTAACGTAATGCCACGTTCTTTGATTGTAGCTCGTCAAGAATGGTACAACGCTAATCGCATTCTGAAGTCTGTGTTCCAATCAGGTACTGCAAACAATGATATCAACGTTCTGAAGGCAACTAATGCCATTCCAGAAGGTATCACTATGAACCATTACCTTACAAGCCCTCACGCTTGGTTCCTACGTACTAATATCCAAAACGGTATGAAGTACTATGAACGTGTTGGTATCATGTTCGACCAGGACAATGATTTTGACACAATGAACGCTAAGGCTAAAGGCTACGAGCGTTACAGCTTTGGCTGGTCTGACCCAAGAGCAGTCTACGGTGTTAATGGTCCTTGACCGTAACTAGTTGATTTGTAAGGAATTATGGATAAAAAGGCTAAAGCTGCTGCGTATCAAAAGCAATACCGTTTAAGACATCCTGATAGAGTAAGAAGTACTGATTTAAAGAAAAGTTTTGGCATTACTTTAGAACAGTACAACGAAATGTTAGAAAATCAAAACGGTGTTTGTAAGATATGCAAAAATCCTGAAACAGTCATAGATAACAGAACGAAGCAACCTAGAAATCTGGCAGTAGACCATTGCCATACTACTAAGAAAGTTCGTGGTTTGTTGTGTATGGGATGTAATCAAGGTTTAGGCAACTTTAGAGATAATCCTAAATTCCTTGCAGAAGCTATCAACTATTTGCTTGATTAATGACTAAATAGTTCTTTACAAGAGAACTAGATTATGTTATAATGGTGGGGTTTGGTACTTAAAACGTGCCTTTCCTCACCACCTTTTAGGAAATAATATGGATTATCCAATTATTAAAGAGCCTACAGGCGGTATCGCTAAAGAGAAGAAAAGCACTACAGCTTCTCCTAAAGCAAAAATGCCTAGCGGTCTCGGCAACACCCAAGCAGTAGAA